GTTCCAAGCGTTAGCGTTTAAGACATGATCACCAATGCTTCTTCTACTGGTCGTAGCTCCAGTATGTTCATAAAATATAAATCTGTCGTAGTCAGTTGATAATGTTTCAAATTCTATACCTGACCCTGATGTGTGCCAACCATCCCAACCAAGCAATCTTGCGGAGCTTCCACTTCCGTCATTTGAACAGTAAAACCAAAACTGAATGCTTAATGGGGACGAAGAACCTACTTCTAAACCTGCGGAAATTGTACTATCCAATTCCCAACCATCGGAATTCGCTACCGCTGGGTTGTATGCAGCAGTTGACGAACCAGTCATTTTGGTTTGGTCTGTGTTTATTACCGCATTTCCAGATCGGGTAAAAACGTCAGATGTGAGTGGGTGTGTCCCACCACTTAAAACATAGCCGTCAGCAGTCGTTGAACCATCTGCATCTGTGAACGGAACATATAACAAGACGTCTGAGGCTAGTGAAGCACCGCCGCCTGAAACGTCAGAATACGACCTTCCGTTACCGCTGTTGTAAAGCCATGTAATTTCGGCGGATGTCAAAACTCTATTCCAGTTTCGAAACTCGTCAATTTGCCCGTTAAAACCTTTGGTCGTATTTGATCTAATTCCAATACGTTGAGACCCAGTGCCTGTGTCAATGGACACCGTAGCAGAAGCTCCGGCGGCAGAAGTGTCCAATGTTCCGTCAACATAAACTTCAACATCGTCACACTCGCTGCTAGCGGCTACCTGCATAACTAAATGATGCCAGTTTCCGTCGTTCCAAGAGCTATCCCAGATTTTAGTTGCTCCAAAAACTCTTAGTGCAACCAAGCCACCATCATCAATCCCAATTCGCCAACGCTCACCAGTGGCTCCCGCACCGTAGTCAGTGATGCACTGGGAGTCTGTTCCAGAATATGACGTTTTAAACCAACACTCAGTCGCCCGTGCAACCGTACCCGTTACTGGCTGGGTGGAACTACTCAGGTATTCTGAGTTTGCTGGATTAAAACTAGCCGCATTTGAAATTACTCCTGTAGCACTAGTAACCGTATTGTTATCCGTCAGATCGGCACTACCGTGGCTGTCAGCCCTTGTGCCACTGGTTTCATCCATAGACCAATCATTTACAAGATTGGTTGTTCCGGGATTGTCATCGCTGGGAGCAGCCGCAGCAGGCTTTAAACTGGATTTCCAGCGTAGCATATTATAGCTTTTCGTATTCGCTTTGGAACGTTACAGTGAGGTCGCCAGCAGCAGCTTTAGCTAGTGCGTTCTCCTCAGCCGTAAAACAATTCTTGATATGGGTGCTGACTAGAGAAACCATTTCGTTCCAGTCTTCTAACGTGTTGTGCCGAAACTGTTTCTGCCAAATCTCCTGAGTTGATTCAATCTCGTTTCCTTCAGCGTCCAAGTCTGGGTACGTGACGGTGACACGTTTGTCCATCTTCCAACTAGCGTAACCAGTGGAGGATGGGTCTGCTGTTAGCATAGACAACACTGAGGTCATTTTAACCTGACTGTTCTCGTCTGTTCCTATACGCCACAAATCAAAATTCTCGTCAAGCCACTCAACGCCAGCTTGCTCCACGTTCCAACGATCAGAAGTGATTTTACTCTTAAGTCTATTTATTGCTGGTTCTTCTTCAAGATCTATAACATCCCAAGCCTGTACCCAGCCAGCATCACGCTCTTTATACTTCCATTGAACGTATTGCAGAGTGTTGTTGTATTCTGGTTTGGGGTCGATGGTGTACGTGTAGCAATCAAAGTCTGCGAGAACTTCTTCGGTTAAAACATTAGGAAATAATGTATCAGGATTATCCCGCTTTAGGCGAGACTCTGAATAAGGCTTAGGTACTCCGTCTGTAATTTTTAGTATGTTCATGATGCTACCCCTGACTCCATTCCGTATAATACACTATTGGCTTTCCAAAGAACTATAATGCTATTGTTTGTAGTGTCTATTGTTGGTGCAGAACCGCCCACCCACTTAGTAGTAGGCCAACCAGCAATTGTGTAAGAATTTCCTCCTGTACTAAACACTGTAGTTATAGCCTCTCCGTTTGCCAAAGAATCTGTAACGGAGGTTACGCTGCCAGTTAAAGTAAGAACCTGTATCGTTCCATTGGCTGGGTCTAAAGTCAAAGATCCCGTTACCGAAGAGTTAATGTAAACATCCTCTACAATTTCTCCGTTAATAGTAATAGATCCAACCGTAACGCCATTTGTAGTTGTTGCTCCTCTTCCAGTAACAGAATCTAGTGTGTCAGATTCTGATTGTAGGGCCGAATCAGCCTTTGCTCCCTGTGCTGCTGTTGCATAATCCGCAGAGCTAAACGCTTTTACTTGTGCGAGGTTTGTCACCTCCGAATCCATCAATGCACCTGCGGCGGTTACGTTAGCCGTATCAGTGACATCTGCCCCCGCTTCAACTCCAGTGGTAGCTCCAACAGTTAAGCTTGCGGCTGTACCGCTAAAATTTGTTCCTGTAAATGTGGGAGCTGCTCCGCTAACAACGCTTTGATCTAATGCTTTTACGTCAGCAATTGATGTTAGCTCCGAATCCATTAAAGCACCAGCGGCAGTTACGTTTGTTGCGTCTGTTACGTCGGCGTTATCTTCAATGTTAGACAACTTATCTATTTCGCCCGACGAAGTAAACTTGTGCGTAGTTGCAGTGTCGTCTATGTCATCAGCATCTAAAACTACAGCACCAGTTTGAGTATTAACGGTAGTTACTGCACTACCCATAAATACCCATGCCGATCCGCTATAACGGTAAAATCCAGCAGAGTACCCAGTGGTAGCTGTGGTAACTAATACAACGTCTCCACTAGATGGGCTACCCGGAAGACTAGCGTAGTTAGCTACTTCAGGTTCAAATGCTGGCATAGTTGCAGCTTTACTTACTGCACTATCTATTGCTGTTCCTGTGTGTATACTGTCGTATGCCATTATTGTCTTACTCTAAATGTTTCTCCGTCGAAGTCTCTAAATAGCTCAGTGCCACCAGCACCATCGTCTACACGAAAACTCTCGTAAACGGTAACTACTACCCCACCGATTCTAGCTCCTACGCGACCTACCCGCAAGAACTCAAAAATGTTTTTAAGTCCTACGTTTCTCATCGGGACTAGTCTACGAACTGTTCTGCGAAAATAACGGCTGTTCCGCCGATGCCGAAAAAGGAAGCGTTAGCTGCTGCGTTCTTGCTCAGAACAATCATTCCTTGTTCTTTTACAAGAAGATGACCATGGGTAGCACTTGCTGTTGTTCCGTCAAAACTAACCATTACGTTATTATCTTGAACATCAATAATCACGTAATCAGTATCAATGTGAAGATTGCCGGGGCCATTTGCAGCACTAGGAGTATTCATAGAAAGAGATACTGCACTGCTAGTAGTAGCGGAAAGTCTTTGAAACTTAGGAGATGCTTTAGGGTTTATATTCCCTACATATAGATTGGAGGTGCGTGAGTTCATTTATCGTGCTTGTTGAGATACGTAGGTTTTAAAGCGTTTACCTACGGTGTTGTTGTTAGATACTTGCTGTGGGTTGTCCATTTCCTCTCCTAGGTATTTTTCTGCTATCTGGTCCTCTAGTACAGCCTTCTGGTGTTGCCCATCTAGTCGAAGAAAGTCAGCGTATGTGGCGTGAGCCATAAAATAGAAAAACTCTTGAGGAACTTCTGTCCTAGAGTTAGATCCGTCTATATCTAGATCTGTAAGTTCAGTTAGTCTTTTTTTGTACGTAACAAATACTTCAGAAGCTTCAGCAGTTGTAAGGTTCAGGATATGAGCCCCATCACTCTGAATGTAAAATTCGTATTCAATAGCTGAGTTCCTGACAAAAGGATCGGTTCGATGTATTCGCAAAAACTCTCCTATTGGTGTGTAACCAGAAGTTTCTTCAAAGTTCACAATAGAACTTGCTACTGGACGAGACTCCCCTGTAACTAAATACCTAGCCCAGTACGGAGTTCTGTTATAAGCCTCGTACATTCTCCTATTGGACAACGCCAATAAATGCGAGACTTCTCCAGATGTAAAATCAGATGTGCCAGATAAAGCAGATATTAAATCATAAAGGTCTTTATTTGCCTTGTTTTGCATTATGCTTTATTTGGAGAAAGGTCAGAAAATCTTTTATTGTAATCTTGCAAGAATTCTTTAGAATGAACGGTATCGTGTCCGTATTGTTTAGTTAATCTAAAAAATTCCCTAGCTGGCATTACTGCTACTGGTTTACCAAGAACTGGATGAGTAGTTCCCTTTAACTCTTGAGCTTCTTGCCTAGCGACATCCATTCTTTTTTTTCTAGTAGCTTCTTCTAGCTTAAATCCCGTTTGGATTTCTCGCATAAGAGCTCTACTAACTTCACCGTCGTTGTGCTTAGGAATAGATGTTATGATATTCATATAAAAAAGGGAGGCCAGAACCGGCCTGACCTCCCTGTTTAAATAATTTTAGTAAAATAAAATTAGCAAAAATTACTGCTCTATTTTACCGTGTGCTCCGGGGTGATGAACTGCGAGAGTCAACGCACAGTCAACGTATCCACGCTCACCGCCACCCAAGTTAGGAAGGACAGTGCTTCCAACAGGAATAAGTTCAGCAATGCTGGCATATTCTGGGTTCAGGAAGTAACCGCGGTTCTTGTTCGTGTCATCAGGAGAGCAATCAGGGTTCATGTTTACGATAGAAACAATACCATGATCGGACTGATATAGCTCAACAGAAAGCTTAATCTTAGCAGTCTCTCCATTGTAGTTCACGTTCCGAATAGAAGCATCTCCAGATCCAGCCGTTCCAATTTCTCCAATACGAGCAAAGTCGCTAATAACACGGCGAAGAGCTGTGTCAGCAACTAGCGTAAGAGACTGGGTAGCACCGCTTACACGGTAAATAGAGGTGATGATGTTGTTCATCGCCGTTTCCGTGAAAGCACCAGAAGTGCTAATGTCGTAAATGCTATCAGCAGGAGTGCGGTAAGCCGTTGGAACCGGGTTTGTGGACTGAGCACCGCTCTGAATCCACTTGCCGAGACCACGCATCTTGTATGGGTTAGATCCACTTCCGTCTTCAACGTCTTGTTCGTTGTCAGAAAGAATAGTTGCTTCAACGTCACGCTTTAGCTCACGGAGAGCTTTGGCTTCTGCTTGAGCAAACTTAGCAGGACCTACGGAATCAACAACTTCTTGAAGATCAGAAACCTGATAAGCTCTACGAAACTTCTGGGTGTAGTTACCAACCCGAACGCGAGCAGAAAACTCATCGGCGTAGGTGCTTACGTCAACACCTTCGGAAACTCCAGCCGTGCTTACGTCGGCCAACGAGTCCATCGTCCATTCGTGCTGAACGGCAGATGCTCGTGTTTTTGATAGTGAACTAAGTACCGGAGTCTCTTCAGGAGCTAAAATAGTGAGAGTATCGCTAAGGTCTTCCCTGTTAGAAACAGCAGCACCGGGATTTGTTGTGTTATATGAATAAGATGGCATTTTATTTAATTAGTTAGGAGAGCCTGCGCGCCCATCGCGCTTCTCTAAGTTTTTGGAAATCATCTTTACTTCCAGAACTCTTAAACCTTTGCGTCAGATCCTTTAGGGCTTTTGTAGAATTATCTTCAGTTTTATCGGACTTAGATTTCGTTATAGAGGGACTTGATGGAGGAGACGGCTTAAAAGCATCTTTGGCATTTGGTGCCGACTTTTTAGCATTCTCTCCAAACATATTATCAACTGAATGAGCCAATAAATATGGTAGCTTCCAACTAAGGTCAGGATCTTGCTCATAAGCTTTTTGCAAAGACGGATGACCAGCTATTTGAACAAACTGTTTAGCTTTTTCACTATCTTTGTCGCCCAACCATTTAAATTGCTTTAAAGCTTTCTGACCGTACTGTTGGCGTAACGCTACAGCGTCCTCTGTCCTCTTAACCTTTTTAAATTGATCAGGAAGAAATTTGTTTTTAGATTTCCTTGCTTGCTTCAGAGCTTCACGCACTTCAGCTTTAGTCATGGTTTTCCCGTCTGCTTCTGTTACTGTGTCGTGTGGACTGTAGTCATCAGAATCAAACAAAATTTCCTCTGCCCAATCTATAACATCGTTGATTTCCTTTGCCTTTTCTTGAATATCCTCAATGGTATTCAGATCAGAGTACGGGTTATCAACAATATCAGATTTAGAAGATAGAACTTCCTCCTGTTGAGCTTTTAAACTCTCCTCAAGTGTTTGAGCCTTCTCCTCGGCAGCTTTAGCCCTAGCTGTTAGTTTACCAAAACGGTCAACAGCCCGGCTAGAAAGAGCCTCAGAAAGTTGTTTAATCTGCTCCTCAGAAAGATTATCTAAGTTGATATTTGAAAGAACGTCTTCTTCACCCTCGGAAACTTCTACCTCTTCGGACTGAGATTCAATCTCATTGTCCTCCAATGCAGAAGGCTCTTCAGCTTCTGGTTCAGGAACGGGAAGAACATTTTCTTCTTCCTGTTGTTCTGTACGTCTGCGAATAAAGTCAGACGCAGACATATTTTCGTTTTCCGCTGTGTTTGAATCGGCATCAGCGACCGCCTCAATGATTTCACTCATATAATTTATACTTTCCCGCTTTTAACGCCTAGCGATGGCGAGCGGTGATTATATCACATAAAAAAGTATATTATACGTGCTCAGACCATTTTTTTAATAAATTGTCGTAATCTGAATCCTGAAGTATATCGTCGTACGCTAAAATCTCTCCAGAGATTTGCATAACTTCTTCAGGCGAAGCGGATCTTAACCTAGATATGCTAGATTCTCTTCGATCTTTTATGTCTTTGATAAAACGAGCAAAATGCTCGTACTTAGAAAGAACAACAACATAGTTATCGTTTGGCATTTGAGAATTTAATTAGTTCCTCAGAAACTCTTTCCATCCTAGGACGAATACCGGGTATTCCGTCAGCTTCAGCAGTTCTGTACTGATCGTTGTCCAAAAACTCATCAGCAGCTTCTCTGTACTTTCCTTCGTTTATCAAGCGTCTTGTTTTGGGGCTTTGCATAATAGACCCTCTGTAATGCTCACTAAAAATAGCATCTTGCAAAGGCTCTGGAAAAGTTGAAAAATTAGGAAGAGCTTTTCTTATACTTTTAATCCTAGTTCTTACATCTCTGTCCAGAAGACGTTCAGCAGTATCTTTATCAATGGACATACCTAGCTTTACATCGGGGCCATAATGACCGTATCCTATCGTATAATATTCTTCTTTAGGATTAGGCTTATAAGGCTCAGGCTCAAAACTTTCTTCTCTTCTCAAAGTGTTTTTGAACAATTTAATTAGTCTTTCTTCCGCAAGAAATCGACCGTAGTCTGTTGTGCTTAGATTGTCTGCCATATTTAAAAATAGTATAGAAGAAAATAACAGGGCTATCACTGCTGCATCCCTTGAGTCTGTACTTGGCCCATTTGAGCTGGTGCAGTACCTACGCGGCCTATTTGCGCGTTTTGAGCTTGCTGTATAACGAACTGATACTGCGCATTGTACTTTTGTAGACGTTGGGCAAAAGCTTCATCTTCTTGAAGTCGTTTTGCAACATCTGGCTGTTGTACATAGCTTTGAATAATTTGCAAAGCAGCTTGAGCACCGTTAGGACGCGCTGGAACTTCGATACCCGCATAAATTTTAGATAAGTCATCTGTAATATCTTTCAACATCTTGTCCTGAGCTTCTTGAGCGGGACGAAGGATTCCAGTAGCTAGAACTGGGTCAATGCTTCCAGCAACAGCCGTTAGCAGTTTATCTACATCAATTAGGCCGTTTCTGTCCATCTGGACCAGCGAAACCAACTGGTTTAACTTAGCTTCTTGTTTCTCTGAACTAGCGTTCAGGACATCAAAACTAATTGTAACGTCATAATTTTCATTCGGGTTCCCCTTGTTAAACATCTGGGGGTCCGGAATACCCGTTACGTTAAAGAATACTTCATCAGGCCCAAAGCGTTGAAAATTTTTGTAACAAGTAGCTACTACCTGAGCTATGTGCTGCAAGTATTTATCAACTAAGAACTGCCTACGTACACTGCTAAGTGGAGATTCCTCATCTAAGCCAACCATGCGATCAGCTTGCTGTTGAAGATTGTTCTCCATCTCTACCGATCCGGGATTAAATCCGGGACCTTGCATGAACCGTATTTCACCTGTTCGGACCTCAGGAATAAACCGACCGGGGCCGATTTCTTCTGGCTTGCGACCCTTGGGGTGTGTAACAGCGGGTAGCGTAGACAAGCTATTGCTGTCTATTCGGCTGTCTCGCTCTACCTTTACTTGGTTCTGAATGCCCCTCAGAAGCGATGGAACGGTCATTGCGTCATATAAACGCTTTGTATCCTCGCTGAACCTTGTAACGACCACAGGGTAGTCCTCATAGCCATTTA